AGCATCAGCAGCATAAGTAGCATCAGCAGCCTTAGCATAAGCAGCAGTAACATAAGCAGCAGCCCAAGCATCCGCAGCATTAGCCTGTAGTGCTTCTACACTAATGGCCTCCCCTGCTCTCCATCTCTTAACAACTTCTATGAATTTATTTGTCATTAGTCAACTCCTCGTATCGTTTAACCCAGTAATCAGCAGCATAAGTAGCATCAGCAGCATAAAGAGCAGCATAAGCAGCCTCAGCAGCAGCATTAGCAGCAGCATAAGCAGCATTAGCAGCAGCAGCATCATAAGCATCATCAGCACGAGCAGCATCATAAGCATCATCAGCAAGCCAAGCAGCATTAGCAGCATCAGCATTCGCCTGTAGTGCTTCTACACTAACTTCTTCACCACCCGCTCTCCATCTCTTAACAACTTCTATGAATTTATTTGTCATTAGTTAACTCCTCATATTGTTTAACCCAGTAATCAGCCTTATCAGCAGCAACGTAAGCAGCATGAGCAGCACGAGAAGTATCACGAGCAGCCTCAGCAGCACGAGCAGCACGAGCAGCCTTATAACCAGCAGCACGAGCAGCCTCAGCAGCAGCATCAGCAGCATAAAGAGCAGCATAAGCAGCCTCAGCAGCAGCAGCATAAGCAGCAGCATAAGCAGCAGAAGCATTAGCAGCATTAGCATTCGCCTGTAGTGCTTCTACACTAACTTCTTCACCCGCTCTCCATCTCTTAACAACTTCTATGTATTTATTTGCCATTATACCCATTCCTCCCATTTTTGATTCCAAAGAGCTACAAAAGCTTGTTCATAGCCCCTAGCTTCTACCTCCCACGGGGCAAACCAGTAATCTAACTCTCCCCCCAATTCTTGGTGCTTCCATGCCTTCTCACTGATTTCCTCAAGTTCAAACTGTTTAACATGTACTACTTCGTGAGATATAACTCGTACCAACTCTTCTTCCGTACATGACTTTAAAAAGTTAGGGTGGGCTTCTATTAAGTAGAATCCTTCAGATACAGGGGTACAAAAAGCATGGTACTCAGGGTTCATATTAGTACTAAGATAACCAATATTTACCATTAGGTTAAAGTGCTCAGAAACCATAGCTATTACACCCTTAATTATTTTTTCCCTATACATTTGTTACCCCTAAAACACCATAAATACTAAAATTAATAATGTTCCCCCTAAAAACCCTATAAAAAAGGATTCACAAAACTCTCTAGTGTTTCTGTCCATTATTTTAGTCTCCTAAGGTTATAAACCTCAATTTGCCACTCAACATCTTGGAACCACTCTGCAAGCCTATCTCCATCCGTATCCAAGGAGATCCCTTTTGCTAGGCTTCTACCCTCTCTAACTGCATCTTCTTCCCAGCCACAGTGAAATTCAGCCCACATACCATTGTGGCCGCTAACCTTTTCTCTCTTTAAAAAGTGTATCTTGTAGCACATAGTTTTCTTTTTCATGGGCGTATCTCTACTTTTTTGAATATGTACTTATTATACCAGCAAATGACAAAAATGTCAAACTTTTTTTATCCCGGAGGTACTGAAAAATAACACGGTTTTATCTCGGGGCGGGCGGTAGAAGCTATTTAATTCAAGTGTTTTTTACCCCTCAAAAATAAATTATTCCCAAAAAAAAGCCCCAAAGCGGGGCTTAATTCCTAAAAGCTACAATTAGCTGGCGATAGCTAAAAGAAGGGCTTTTAACGACCTTACGTCAGCTCCTTCCAGCCCGACAAAGCTTTCTATATTAACACCGCAGGCTGCTTCCAGTTCCCGCACGATCTCTGTCTTAGTAACTCGTGGGCCAGCAGTGGCTACCGTCTGCTTCGGTGTGTAGGGCAGCCCTAAGCTCTTAACCTTAGAGATCACACTGCGTACTGAGAGGCCGTGCAACCCCGCGTAAGCTGTTGCGGACTCGTAAGAGAAAGACCCAGCTTGCTCTAGTTCTGTTACCATTCCATCTGTATAAGCACTCATAATATTTTCCTTTGATTGTTTAGTTTTCCGTCTTTACGTGGAGTATTATACCGGCTACAGGGAGCTATGTCAAGGACGAACTTGGGGGTCGAAGCTTAATAATAATACTACTACTTGCCCCGCAGAGACTACTGGTTTGAATTATTTATGTGATAAAGGTAAAAAGTTCTTGACATAATAATATTACTACTGTATAATGGGCGCTGCCGCGCCGTCTCAGTTCATCCCCTAGGAGACTACTGCTTTGAATTATTTGCACAAAAGGTCAAACTTTCCCTTGACATAATAATACTACTACTGTATAATGGGCGCCACCGCGCCGTCTCAGTTAGTGCACATGGGCCTGCTGGGAGACTACTGCTTTGAATTATTTGCACAAAAGGTCAAACTTTCTCTTGACATAATAATACTACTACTGTATAATCGGCGCCCCCGCGCCAAAAATGTCAACCCCTCCCCGTCTGATTTGGGGAGGGGTTGGTGTTATTCGATAGTATGCCACTCTCTAGCAATATCCTCTACGACTTCGCGGATTTTTTCATTATTTCCCGCAATGTTAGAGTAATAAATTTGTATGCACCAGCCATATAGTTTTTTATGTTCTTCCGCATCTACTTTTATTTTCTTTTTTGGCTTTGTTATTGTCATGTTGTCACCTAGCTCTTTCATTTAGTTAATTCCTTAATTTGTTGTAACAAATTCTTAACCTGACACTGGTTGATATGTCCAATTACATCGTCTGTAATTGGTGATGAGTAACAGATATCTTCCATAAATAAAACAGCTAATTCCCATAGCCCCCTTTCATTGCCATAGCTGCCTGAGTGTTGAATAACACTCGCGCCGTATCCATTTGGAAAATTATATATTTTCTGAATACCTCCGTGTACTTTCCTTTCTTTAACTAAAAATTCTGGGTACCAATTTGGTGTTTTTGCTTTCATTTATTTAATTCCTTATCCAATCTGTTTTAGTTGTTTCTTCATGTCGCTCTGCAATTATATGATAACATGAGGTACAGTACATTTCTTCCCAACGCACCCAAACAACCGCACCCTTCTCTCCTACATCCCTTCGTTTCTGTTCAACCGCAGTGCTGCTATGGTTACAGTGTTCCTGTTCGTGGTTTATTATACGCTTTAGTTCTTCCTGAAGCTCCCAATGGTCTTTGTGAAAGGTTTCTTCAAGGGTCTCTATTGCCTCATATATTGTTTCTTTGCTACGCATTATCTAATTCCTTATTAATTAATGAAAGAATTGTAGCGAGTAATACCCTAAATGTCTAATACCGTTTCGCTATAAAAGACT